ATTTAGGAAACAAACAAATACCATCATAGTGTTCTCCGTTTTTAAAAACGTGAACATACATGTCATCCCACTTAGTGGCTTTATAATCTAATAAATTAAATTCTGTAAGATTTATATCGTCCCAGATAACCCAGAACATTTTTGTAAAGGATTTAGATTGAATTTCTTCGTAAGATTTTATGTTTGTTAATTTTTGAGCAAGTGGATACCTAGACTTTATTGTTGACCAGTCTTTGTCATTTCCGTTGCTTGCTGAAACATAAAAAATATCATACATTCGTAGGCACCGGCATCTTAAAATAAGTGTCGTTGAGATTCATGGTTTCATTATACAAATCTAAAGTAAATTTGCTCTGCTGTGCATCAAGAAAAGGCCAATCTAATCCCAGACTCATTTTTATTTTATCGCCTAAATTTTTAATCTCATCTATTAATCCGTCACCGTTTACTTCTTGATAAGGTTTTCCATATTGATTCCATATATCTCTGAGTATTTCAAAATCTCGAACATCAACATAATTCCATTCAGTGCAGTTGGCCATCCATGTTCCTAGTCTAGCACCATAGACTGCATAGATTCCATTTTCTTCGTGAGCACCCACAGTTGACCACATGCGCAGTCTGTGAATATTATGCCACCATATGCGTTCTTTAATTTCCATCGGAGGAACTTTAACGCCGTCAAGCAAGGTCATTTTAACACCTTCTCGAAATCCTGCTCTCCATGCTTGAAATGATGATCCTGTAATAACACTTTCACTGAACGTTAATGGAAAATTTCTATATCCATCTTCCCAACAAAAATCTACTTGGCCGCGATCACTGTTGGAATTTTCATGTGTCTTCATGTTCAAGACAAAATCCTTACGCCAGATTTTTAATCCACCATTGCCATATCGAAGACCGTTAATTGCATTACGACCACACCAACCATAGACCTGTATCTTGGGATCACTCATGTCAAGGTCGATGTTAAAAAATCTAGGATCTACAATGTTGTCAGCATCAACTGTGATAAACCAATCTGTTTCACTGGCTTCTGCTGCGGCTTTATGGGCATGGTCAGATCCTTTGACTCCGTGAATGCGTTTAGCCCACGGAACTTTGTTACACAAATCAGCATAATGCAGATCTGCATTAGGCTCATCGTAACTTAAAAAAACTACATCAAACTCGATTACTTTCATTTATATTCGATCACATAATTCTTAAATAGGCGTCTTGTATACACACTGAATCTATCATATTCAATGTTTTTAATTGTTACATTATGCCCAACTAGTTCATTTAGTTTAACAGAAAACATCTGAAAAATCAAGTTGGGATCGTTGTAATCGGTGATTAAAAAATCCATATCGGTAGAACCATCCCAAATAAATTGTCTTGTTCCGATGCTGCCTTTGTGTTTTTTAGTTCCACCGTATTCTGTAGACAGTTGAATTTTCAAATATTTGCTTTTCGAACTGTATGTTAGATGTATGTCCGATTTAAATTCTTCCAAATATTTGATGTCAGGAATTCTATGCAATACATCATCTAATTTGTTTAGTGTCTTTTTTTCAGCTATCTCTAACTGTCCTGACTCTACATTTATTTGACAGTTGTGTATCTGTGTTTCAGCTGTGATTATAGATTCAGCAATTTCTTGTGATATCTGCACTGTATGTTTTTGATCTGCAAAAGCATGATCTGGTCCTACGCTGATAACTCGACCCGTATTTGGATCAAACACCGCTACATATTGTATAATCGGTGGCTTGTATTCTTTCAGCCATTTATCAAAATCTTCTATAGTTTCCATGCTTTGGTCTCCAAGATATGTATGCACTCATCTGTGATTAAATTTTTCTCTACGTAATGCACAATATCATTCTGTTGAAAATTTCCTATCTTTAGTCTAGCATCTGCATTGAGATAAAATCCCACATGATCGCTCCAAGTGTCAGCCGGCCACGGCCAATTTTGCAGCATTGGTTTCATATGCACTACTCGAGGAAATGGTAAATCGTATGCGACGTCATCAGTTATATCTAGTATTTTAGCAGCCAGTGCGAATGCTTCATCTGTGCCAACGACCTTGGGTCTATGTTCATTTAGAAACTGATTAGTGAATTCATTGGGATTTTTTATAATCTGTCGGCCTAAATCAAAAAATTCTTGGCATAGCACAGATCCTTTAGAGAAAAAAGTCCACATAGAGTATAAATCTGGCAGGCAGTTTCTGTCAAAGGTTTTTCTATATGTGCGATCTGTGATTGTTTCGCCCCTATAGGTATAGACTTGGTTGGCCACATATAATTCACTGTTAGCAATAAAATAATCAATCCAATGACTGTAATCTCGTAGGAATAACATGTCAGCGTCAAGGCATACTGTGTGATCAAACGGAGACAGTTGATCCATCCACGATCTACCATCCCAATATTTCTCTTGGTCCCATTCTATCACTGTGTCAAACACCCACGGACTTGATAATTTTTCAAGCGATTTTTTGTTGTCAATTACCAATGCCACCTTGTCATACCCTGGTTTTTGTGTGGTTTTTATACTCAGAGCTAGAGCATAGGCGCACTTGAGATAATCAATGTCATCATTGTGTGCTACAAATAACAGATACCCAAAGTTCATATCAACTCCATTAACTGTTGTTGATGTCTCAATATACTTTGTTTATTCATCACATGTATATCAACTCCAGTCACTGATGCTGCACAATATGTGGCATCCAATCGATGATCGATCAAGAATGTCAATTTGTCCTTGTCGACGGCTGTGAGTATGTCTTTGTCCATCACTGATAACACAGGCGGCAGCGTTGGTGTGTTCATGTTTTCAAATCCATCTAGCATATGCTTGGCAACACTAAACGCTATGTCATTTCTATATTGTCTATGATCAAATCGAAAGACATCAGCATAGTGCTTGTAATTTTCTTTGATTAAATTCACCGTATCAAAAAACAGTTTGGACTGTGGATTTTTCGTGAACATCACTGTGGTTGCCCAATACATTTTACAGCTGGTTTCACAGACGTATCTATCAAGGTATCCTAATCTATCTTCGCTATATATGTCGTTGATCGAATCTCCTATCATAACGTCAGCTTCTACATTCCAATATTTGTTTAGATTATCACTGAATATTAAAAAATCGCTGTCTATCAGCAGTGTTCTATCATAGGGTGTAAGGTCCCATACAGAATGTCTGTTGGTATTGCAAAACGGTATTTTTTTATTAATTACACCGTCGTGCAATCCACGTTGATTATCCGTAACAGGCTTATCAACAATTATAACATGTTCGAATACTGTTTCAACCTGCTGCCATGTGCGGGATTCGATCAACCATTCCTTGGTGCTAAGGTCTGTGACCAATGACACTGGAACATTAAGATGTTTTTTTGCAAGCCCGCCACTGATCACTGCTAATAATCCGTAATCTACTTCACGATTATTATGTGCGAAAATTAAAATGCCATTGGTCATTATGCGATAAGTTTTTCTACAGATCTAGATTTCTTGATCTTGTCAAATTCTTGAAAGTATTCATTGGTGACTTCGAAATATCTGCTGAAGATTTCATCACGAAAAGCTTCTAGATTTTCTATCAAAATGGGATTTTCGTTGCTGTCCAACAGCACTGTTCCAGAAACTCTGCCTTTGCTACACAGCATTTCAACAAATGTCAACAGATTTCTATCAATGGCAAACAGCCCGCCAGAGAAACCATACATCAGTTTGGCAGCTGTGCGTTCTTTGAGAATTTTTTTGTGGATTGAAAAAGTCTGCTGATAATTGGCGAAATCCAATACAGCTTTCAACTGTTCGTTCATGAGTTCTCCTTGATAAACTGCGTAGTTTATTTATAGAGAATTATGTGGTCTGAAATAAATTACGAGCCAGTGACAGCACCAATAGAAACTGTGGGTTGAGTCACAGTGAATACTGCGCTGCTAGGCACCATAATACCTGTAGCAAACAGTGTAGAAACACTTACTGTAAGTGTTCCATCTATGTCATCACCTGGGGGTGGGTTAGGACTACCCCCTGCACCCGAGTCGGTGTATCCGTCTGTGAACAATATTCGTATTTCACCGCTGGCCGCGGTGCCTCCGCTGTTTGAAGGCACATCAACACACCTAGCCTGTAGACGATAGTTGTTAGAACCATAGGGACTGCTGGCTGTGGCTGTGTAAAATGTCTGGAAAGAGTTAGTGGTTCTATACCAGTTTGTACCGTCGTTAGGGGAAGTTACAAGACTTGCGTTAGGCGCTGCGCCTCCAAAACTCTGTGTGCCTGCGGCACTGAGAAGACTAGTCCAACTAGTATTTTGAGCCGTGCCAAGCACCCCACCGGTTCGGCTCGCACTGATCCTAATTTTACCGCCACTGTTGAACCAATATCTAGCATCATTGGCATTGGACCAATAAAATTGTATGACGCATTCGCACTGGCTAACCCATGCTCCGGTTCTGCTTGATGTGGTCACTGCTGTGGTACCCGATTCACTAGTGGCTATTGTGAATCTATTAGCTGTGATATTATCGGCCCAATCATCATATTGCTTTTGCGGTACGTCGAGGGTTCCGATATCGGGAGTAAATGAACTGGAATATCGAATAGTATTACCGTCTGCGACCACAGCGGTAACTGGGTTAGATCCGTTAATGTGCTTGTAGGCATTGATAATGTCATATCTCAGATTTGCCCACTCGTTGATAGTGACTTTAGTGCCTTCTGTTACAGCCGTAGATTGGATTCTGATTTGTTGACCGTATCCAGAGTTTCCACTGCCGGAACCTAACACAGCAATGATTTTGTTTCTTATTGAATTGTAGTCTGCTTGGACTATTACACTGTTAACAGCTGGCATGAGAATATTTAAGAGATTATGCTGCTACAATACTTGAAAGTGAATATGTCGGACTAGTGATTGTGAAATTGCCCGATGGCTGTAACAGTCCAGAAGCTTTGACTTCTGCCACATTCACTGTTAACGTGCCCACTACAGAATCCCCCGGTGGTGGACTGGGTTCTGGGCCGGGATCAGTATACGTGTCTGTTAATGTAATACGTATCTGGACTTGAGTGGCTGTGCCTGTGGAGTTATTTGCTACATCAGACTTGGCTTCAAGTCTATAATTGTTTGCAGAATACGGGCTACTGAGAGAATCTTGATAAAATGTCTGATACACATTAGTCAATGTGTAATAATTGACAGTAGGATTCGTATTGGCACCAAAACTTCGTGTTCCAACACTGTTCAAAAAGTTTACCCAAGCTGTAACTTGTGCTGTTGGTGCGCCAGCTGTCAACGCCGAAGTAATTCTAATTTTTCCTCCACTGTTGAAAAAATACCTAGCTGTGGTAGCATCAGCAAAATTACAAGTCAATGTGGTCTGTGCTTGAGTTGACCACGAAGAACTGAATGTCTGTGTGGCTTTAGCTGTGACTACTGATTGGTTGTCGGCAAGATTGAATCTATTTGTAATGGCCTGTTCTAACAATATGTCGTAATTTGTGTTTGGAGAACTTGGTCCAAATCCAATTGCATCACCGACAGCGACCTGTACTATCGAGGGAATTACTCCATCCTGGTGCAGTCTTATATTGATAATATCAAATCTCAACAGATCCCATTGTGCTTTGGTTATAGCATTACCAATGAAAACATCTGAAGATTGCACGGTCTGACCATACCCCCTAGTGGTAGATCCAATGCCTAACAAAGACTCTGCTTTGTCTTGTATGGCCACATACTGCGAAGCAAATATTGATGTTCCGCTAGTCATTACAGCACCAATACTTCAATGATGTTGCCAGTTCGTGTTCCGGTTGATTCTAGAGCAACTGCAAACACGTTGGCATAATTACCGTGAGCTGCCATAGCTGTGCCGCCTGGGCCAGCTATCAGCCTATCACCTTTTGCTACTGAACCGTATGCCTTACATGGAACTCTGCCTTTGAGAGCAATGTATATTCCACCTTCAAGATCTTTGTTCATCATAAAAGCAGGATCTGCACTAACTACTCCTACAGCGCGAGTATTGACATCGCTAGCTGTGACTTCTTTTTCACCGCCTATCATTACCACTGTGCCTGCTTCGTATTCTTTGTCAGCAAGATATTTTTCAGCTAAGTCTGCATAACGAGCAGCTGTGGCCGTGCCATTGAAAATATTTGCAGTGATGTTACCGCTGACATCTCTTGCCGCAATGCTGTAAGCTGTGGCTGTAATTCTTGCGGTTCTATATTGGGTGCTGACTGTTCCATCTGCCCATGTAGGATCAGATATTGCATTGGTTCTATCGATAAATGTTCTATCGGTGCGGTCTGCAGTACCAACAAATTGATTGGCTAATATATCACCGTTGGCGTTTCGTACAGCTACTGTTGAAATTGCTGATCCGGGTATAACAGCACTGGGATCTAAATTGTTTAGTTTACCAGCATTTACTGCTGTTGACGCAGACCCGGTAACCGACCCAGTAAGAGTACCAACAATGTTAGCTCCGGCAAATCCTATCTGTTTTGTTGTAGCATCTATCAACACTGTATCATCATTGGCCAATACGTTGCCTTTGTGTATACCTGTGGTGTTTCCCGTCACTGCTCCAGTTAAGGCACCATTGAATGCTGTAGCGAAAACATTACTCCACCTTTTGGTAGTCGATCCTAAAGCATATGCGTTAGAGATACCAGGTTCTATTCCTGTGCGTTTTATAATTGCAATATCTCTCTCATCGACAGCGTCTTGTACTGTGATCCTAAATGTTATATCATTGCCTAAACGATTTTCTACAATTACATCGCTGCCGTTTTCAACTCTAACTCTAAGATCATTGCCGTCGCCTACTTGAAAGCCAGGATCTTTGAAACCAACTTCCGAAATAAATGCGCTTTCACCTGTTTTGATATATTGGTCAGCTGTGAATCCGCCTAGCTTGGTGGCATTGCTTGCAGTGCCCCAAAACGTAAAATCATCCGTAGAAACACCAGTCTGTGATTTTACTAATGTTATACCTTTCTTAATCACTGTGAAATCATCTATGGCATTTTTACTATTATCAAGAGTAAACGCAGTCTTGCTGATCACAGCTATGGTCTTGCTGTCTGCTATGACTTTAAGTATAGTATGTGGGCCTTCTGCAGTAGTCAGTGTTCCATATACCACTGCCGGGCTGATAATTGATGTGCCTAAATCGGGACTGGCTATAGGTCCAATAAGAGTGAAATCATTACCGGTATAGGTATATAACTGTTTGGCTAATGTGTCCCACCAAAAATCACCTACAGACAAACCACTAGGTGCTGATGCGCTGGCTTCAGCACCGCCAGCTGTTTTGAACTTGGCACCATCATAGAACTTTAGTTTTTTAAGTTGTGTATCAAACCAAACTTGCCCGGTAATAGCTTTTGGAGGTGCTGTGTTATTAGCAAAATTTTCTAATAGATGAACAAAATTTTCATTCTGCACTTCGCCGTAGCCTGCGTAATTTTTGCCCACTAGCCTTAGATCAGTGGTGGTGTCGATAGTGCCGTCAGCTACAGACGTTAAAAACACACCGTTAAATTTGTTGACTTCATATGCCATGTTGTTAAGAACCTCTGCTATGTTTTATATTTATCTATTCAGATATTATTAGTTTCTTCCAACTAAAACTTCAATAATTCCGTCAGTTCCGTTAAAATTTTCTAAAGATTTACCTACTATATTACCAAACTGCGGTTGATTAGTTGATTTAGCGAACCCGTTACCGGCGCTTACTAATATATCACCCTTATTAATTTTTCCTGTAACTTTACACGGAACTCGTCCTTGTAATGCTACAGCAACTACATGGTTACCTGCACATGAAGAATTCATTAAATATGCGGGGTCAGTAGAAACAATACCAGCAATTTTATTAGTTTCTGGTCGAGCTAGAGTAACTTCATATTCTCCGCCAATTTCTAAAACTGTGCCGGGTTCGTATTCTCTGTCAGCTACATAATTTTCTGCTAGATCTGCATACTGAGCAGTTGTTGCTGTTCCCCTAAACAAACCAGTAGTGAAAATATCATTACTACCTGTATCTAAAACTCTGTTTAAAACCCATTTGTTGCCTGTGCTTGAATACATAACCGAAGCGCCAGACCCGTTAATGAATATACCAGCACCACTAGCTTCAGCTGCTGTAGCTGCTCCGCTGGCTAGTGTTATTAATTTGTCTTCGATTGTAAGTTCTGTGGAATTGACTGCTGTTACATTTCCCTGAACTGTTAAATTTCCAGTTACAATTAAATTGCCGTTGGCAGTTATATTATTACTAGGATCTGCTGACGTTATGCTAGTAACTTCAGCATCGGTACCTTTAAAATATGTTGCATACACATTTTTAAATTTATGACTCGGAATACCCAAATTTGATAGATTATCAGAAATAATTGCAGGATCGTTGGGACCGCCTAAAGATAATGATTCTGGAGCACCTATAAATGATAACTCAGGTCCTATTCCTAACATATCAAATTTTAATTTTCCGCTAGTAGATCTTATAGTAGGACCAGTTGAATGAACAAACACTCGCAGTTGATTTCCACTGCCTAACACTATTCCTGTGTCACTGACATTTAAAGAACTCAATGTTCCTAACTGTGTCAAACCACTCAGTGTCACAGAATTATTAAGACTGCTTCCGGTCAAGGTTGCGGCATCAGCTGTGACTGTGATATTATTAGAACCATCAAATCCCACGCCGTTAATGGTTCTAGAAGTGGCTAATCGTGTAGCAGTGGATGAATTTCCAGACAACTGTGCGCCGATAAATTGGGTGGCCTGAACTATGTTAAATGTGCTGGTTCCACTGGTTGCTGTGACATTTCCAGTAAGGTTGCCAACTAGATCTGCTGTGATAGTGCCTGCTGAAAATCCGCCTTGTGAATTTCTAGCGACTATCTTACCTATGAGATTGGCAGGAGATGCATCCACATTCCATGTTCTTTCTACCGAACCATTGAAATCTGATCCTAGGATATAATCACCTTTTTTCAATGCATTGGTGGTATTTGCTGTGATTGTGATATTTGACGCGGCTGTAAATGGCACTCCGTTAATTAGTCTAGCTGTTGATAACTGATCAGCTGTGGCAGCATTGCCGGTTACGCTGCCATTGATCTTAGCCGTGCTAGAAAGATTGATTCCCGCTAATAGACTGTCGCTGAATCCTGTAACTTGATCGTTTGTGTTGATAGTAAAAGCTGTCGCAGTGCAGATAGCAAATATCACGCCATTGGTTTCTAAGAATATCACTGGGCGAGGATTACCGGTGTTGTCGTCCAGGGTTCCTGATCTTGCTTTAGTAGATCCAAATCCTTCCACAGCTTCTGGACCTATCAATCTCCATGCTGTACCAGTATATGTAAACAGTTGATTAATCGGAGTCTTAAACCATAAAGAACCCGGGTTGGCGCTGACAGGGACTGTGGCGCTTACAACAGCAGATCCTATGGGATTCCACTGTGTGCCATCATAGGCATAGGTTATAGAGTCTGTGGTATTAAACCATATCTGTCCAGTTAAAGGCCTCGATGGAGGAGCTGTATTAGCAAAATTTTCCAAGAGAAACACAAAATTTTCATTCTGTATTTCACCATAGCCCACATAGTTTCTGCCAACCAATCCCAGACTTGTGGTAGTATCAATGGTGCCATCCTGCAGCACCACTAATTGTTCCTTGTTGAACTTGTTAATTACATAGGCCATTTATGCCACTCCTGATTCATTATGGAGGTAATGGTAGATCTGACTGCCATATCCACACTCCTCCGATTATTTGAAATACTTTGATAATTCTTGTTACCGAGACACTTGCTGCGGCTATGTTAGCTGTGGGGAAGCTGATGTTTGTAATTGCTTGGCTACTGGCTCCACCAAGATTGGTTAAAAATGGTGCTGTGGAAATCGATGGTGGCAATGAATTTATGCTTAAAGATTGAGCGTTGTTGCTTATCAAATTACATAAAATTCTGGCATATGTGCTTGGCCTATACTCACTCACAGGAGCAAGATTATTCAATATATTTGTAATAATATACGTATTGGATTTACCATCAGATAAATCAATAGTAAAAATCACAGGTCTTGATTCCACTTTGTTATCTGCATATTCTTTAGTAGCAGCATCTTGAGCAGACACAGGATCTTGCATGCCGGTGATTCTTGGAGCCCCGATCAATGCAACATTTCCTGTGCCATCTGGTTCTAATTCAATATCAAAATTTGTACTCACAGTGCTGATTCTGTGATTTTCCAGTCTCATCTGAGTAACTGCAGGCACGCCCGGTCCGATGTTGACCACAGTCTGTGTACCAAAAGAACTAACCCCTGGGATACTTGTGATAGCAGAACCTAAACTATTGCCATCTATTACCTTAGTTCCGCCAATATACATTGCTTTGCCGGCAGCTAAATTCAATGTCTCGGATACATCAAGCCAATTACTGCTATTGCTGTATATTATAGTTTTATCTGTAGATGCCTTAATTGTAATACCTGCACCATCGGCTGTAAGATTTGTGGGACTGGCAACATTGGCTATGACTATATTTTTATCTTCTATCTCTACTGTGTTAGTGTTTATAGTTGTGGTTGTACCTTCAACTGTGAGATTACCACTGACTATTAGATCGCCGCCGGTGGTCACTGTGCTGCTGGTAAATCCAGAATATAGGTTGATGTTTCTTGTTGCTGCATTAATAGTAATAGCTGCTTCTTGTGTAATACCCTTGCGTACACTCAACTGAATGTTTCTATCAGTTGCAGCATTGCTTATTAATACATCTCCAGCACTGACAAATAAATTTGCCTGGCCTGCTGAACCTACTATGATACCTAAATCACTGGTAATCTGTAATTGTCCATTTATACTGTTAGAAGTATCAGTTCTAACATAGGTGGTTGCCGGAGATCCGCCTAAACTGTCGCTGTTTATACAGGTCGCACGTATTTTAAAATTAGATAACGTGCCTGCATTGAAACCAGGTTCTATATTGCCATTAAATCCTACGATTTCTACTTTAGGTGTAAAACTGTCTTTGGAAAAAATTCCCAGTAACACACCATTATTATAAAGACTAGTTACTACTCTGGTTTGATTCAATGTATCTAAAATGGTGTCTACTCGCAGTCCGCTGAGACCCTGCACACTACTATACGCTGGTGCAAGTAACACCGCCGAAAGACCATCAAAAAAGTATAGTTGTTTTCCAACATCGTCATACCAGAGGTCGCCTGCAGCTAATGTGCTTGGTTGAGAGCTCGATACTGTAGCTGAACTTACCGGAACGAAAGAGATGCCATTATAGACTTTTAATTTTGACTGGCTAGTATCAAACCATATTTGACCCTTGATCGGGCGCATAGGGGCTGTGTTACCAGAAAAATGCTCTAGTAATTTTATAAGATTCTCATTAAACGCTTCGCCAAATCCGCTGAAATTCTTTCCTATAAGAGTGATATCAGTGGAAAGGTCATCGACCTGGCCGTCTGCTACAGTTGCTACAATTGTGCCGTCAGTTTTGTTTATTTGATATGCCATGTTTTACTCTGTTAGAAAGCTGGTGGTCCAGATCTTATAATATAATTCATTGCCAAGAAAGGATTCATTAAACCTACTGGTGTTGCTAGTGTCACTCCTACGGCTTTTTTTACTCCGCCGCTGTCTTTGAGATATTGTGCCTGTCCCGGAGCTGTCGGTCCAGGTCCAGAGGTGGCCAACGGATCAAGTGTTGTTGTAAGTGCGACTGCAGAATAGTCTTGAGTGGGGGTTGACAGAGAATGACTGTGTTCTGGTAGATTTGGCAATGTTAACGCTACAGAACTTTGTCCAGCTGAGCCTCCAAGTATTGTGGCCTGCACGTCTGGAACCCGGCCTGCAACACCGCCACCTGCATCTACGTAAGGACCTGTAATAGTTGGCACAGTGCCTGCATTATCCATATTATCCTTACCAAGTGCGAATCTACCTCTGAGATCAGGTAATCTAAATGTGTTCACTCCCAGCAATGCTGTGACTCCATTATATGTGGTGCCGATCACATCATACAGGTCTGTATACTTTACCCTTTCAATTTCTGAGCCGTCACAGAACAAGTAACCATCAGGAGCAGTAATACCCGCATACGGAAGAATAGCTCCTATCGGCACTGCTAGATCACCGAGAAATACTTCTCTAGTTTGTTTAAGAAGACCAGAACTAGCTAAAGTGCTTTCACTAGGCCTGTAGGTTAAAACAAAATCCCCTTTTTTGCCACGATTAGGTACTGGAGTTTCTTTACCCGCAATAATATTTGCTGTGAGTGTGGCATTAAGAATTTTTGTAGAACTACCAACTTGCCCGTCAAATTGCACAGCCGGTGAGATCACATCTCCTGCTAGTTGAAAACTGGTGATTGTGCTGAGAGATGTAGCAGTATTGGCGTTGCCACTGATGTTTCCCTCGAGCACGCCTTGTATAGTATCTGCAATGATTGTTTTGGCACGTATATTATTGAAGCGTCTTGTTGTAGTGCCTATATCATACGTGTTTGTGATTTTTGGTATTATAACCGCGGTTTGTAGGACGCCAGTGACGTCAATGCCGTCACCGACAATTATATTTTTTGCAACTGCAATTCCACCTTGAGTGACCATGCTACCATTATTTAAATTAGTGCTGGCTAAGCTACTGGTAGTAAAAAAAGAACCTGTGATTTTTGCATTGCCTTGGATGTCTAACGCTTCTAATGGGTTACTTTGATTTACTCCAACTTTGTTGTCAACAATTCTTAAAACTGTTGCTGGGATACCGTTTCGGTTTGTCTGTAGATCAATAGAACTGCCTGCAGAAGAATTATAGATGTTACTAGATGTTGTTGTAGCTGATAACTTAAATGTCTCGTCGGCCCCGATAGAAATACCGTTATTGTTTTTGATCTTTATTTCAAAATTAGTGGTATTGATGGTATCTGATCTAAGAAATGTTCCTGCAGCTTTTTCTACTCCGCCTACCAATAATGCTTGAGCATTTCTTGCTGTACCGTTCAGAACAGGTAAAAATCCCCCTACAAAATTTGCAATTTCACCCGAAGTTGCAGGAGCACTGATGTTAATACCTGATTTTATCAGATCAAATCCAGTGATCAGAGTCTTTGGTGTAAAACTGTCTTTACTAAAAATAATTACAGGAATGTCTGCAATATAAAATGTTAGAATAAATTTATCTAAGTTATCAGAATCTGATATTTTTTCTATAACCGGTCCATATCTCAAACCACCAACTGAACTCTCAACTGGGCCAACTAATATCCAACGTGTGCCTGTAAATATCCGCAGTTGTTGATTAGTAGTGTCTACCCATAACTCTCCTACTTTACTGGTTTCTACTGAAGGTTGGCTAACTCCTTTTTGTATTCCAGATGCTGCCTTCCATGCAGTGTTATCCCATATTTTTAGAGTTTGTGTTCCGCTTGTGCTATCATACCAAAGCTGTCCTTCTACAGGATTAACTGGTTGATTAGTAGATGCAAAATTTTCCAGTAGTGATAAAAAATTCTCTGCGATAATCTGCCCGTAACCTGTGACATTTCTACCAGGAAATGTCAAACTGGTATCTGTGCTGGATGTATTATCAAACACTGTGATTGGACTTTTATTTTCTTTGTCTGTGAAATTAACAATATATGGCATGATTATATCTCAGTGAATCCAGTTAAACTCTGCACACGGATAGTGTAGTCAATCTGTAACAGTCTGTTAAGACTTTTCTGCACAGGGTGAAACACCACGTGTGTTAATAGTTTTCCTTCAGCGCCGTTTTGGCCGATGCTTTTTAATCCTAATTCATCAAATACGAATTCACCATTCATGTCAACGCTGTTGTCAAATGCTTCTTGCTCTAATGGTTCTCCATAATCTAACAAGCAGCTGATCACAATATCACTATAAGTCGCTCCGCTGATATGTCTAATTTCCATTTTATTTCTCACAGGATCTTGATTTTCAATAGCATTTTGATCAACTACTTTTTGGTAGGTTTGATTGTAGAGGCTAGAATTAACACCAACAGTATTGGGTGTAAGATAAGTGATAAGACCTGTGGGGTCGACTGTGGTTCCGCCTGTACCAAAAATCATCTGATACACTGTGCCGTATCCTTGATTACTAAGACTATTGACCATGGCCACACTCATATTTTCATAGTGAATAGCATTGCGTTTGTCTACAAAAATTTCTTTGGTCTCAGGATCGTGAATCTTGATATGACCTTCAAAATTAAATCCGCCTGTTTCGTTGGGTCGAGATTGTGTATTTTGAGCTGATTGATCTTGATTTTTAGGCATTTTTATCTCTTTTTGTTCCATCATGTATTTATTCAGGGATGTCAGTGGTCTTTTCCACAATGAATCTAGCCACCGACGTTACGCTATCTATTAGACTCACCCCATCTGCTGCTGTAGTATCGCCCCTTGTATACCAAGTTTGTCCTAGTCGTCTAAGCACAGTGACTCTGGTCCCAGCAGGCAAAGCAGCGGTTAATCTAATTTGCTGTGAAACACCGTCCACACTAAACTCAGCTTCTTGTGTTTGATCTGCATCAGGGCTTGCCGCTCCGTTAGTTTCGGTGTATACATCCTGTGGATCTTTTTTCAATCTACGACCTGCTGCAAAAACTTCAAGTTGATCGCACGGTCCATAAGTTAGCGGAATAGATTTTCTATACCAGAGACCGCTTCGTGAGCTTTTTACAGGAGTAAAATCTAATGGTCCAATCAGTAATGTGCTGCCGTCGCTGGTAAAATCAATCCGCTGTTGTGTTTCATTGTAAGGAATAGTTTCACTGTAACTCACGTCAGCAACCACAGTGTTTGTAGCATACGTTTCTGCGATTGATGTTCCTTGCACTCCTCTGCGCAGCTGTCCAAGCACATTGCCTGTTTTCAGCATGTATTCAATGCGTTCACCGTCAATGAATATGGTTCCTGGTAAATTTCTAGATACGATCGGTTGCCCTAACAAACTAGCATCTGATACTTCTATGGTTGTATCAAAATATCTCAAAGGCTTTACTAATTTGCATGATGCTTTTGAAAATCTGTTAAAGTGATACACATTTAACATGTCTTTGTGGATTTCGTACGCCGAGGGCAATTTGAAAATATCATTCCCAAAAGTAATTATTTTGACAGTATCATCAAGGGTGGTCGTGACATTGAGATATACCACTGCTCTTGGCAGGCTCACAAAGTAATCTTTTTCTTGTTGAAGTCTGATGCCGTTTAAGTATACCCATACATAACTGGCCGATATAGGAGATCTAGACAATTGATAATTCACTTTGCCGCCTTTGGTTTCATCTTGAATAATATCCATAGAAGGATATTCACCAAACCAAGTAACATTAATTGCAGGGTATGTTGAATCAGATATTGTGGAATCTCCAGGAAATCCAAAATCAAATCCACTGTCAATAATTACATTATTTCCTTGTATAAAATACTGTGCATTTAAATCGTTTTCAATTTTGATTTTATCGCCTACTGATAGCTTTTCTGGTTTGATGATCAATTCCTTAGTAGGACCGTTGAATGTATAATCAATCACAAACGTGCTGGGATCATCATTGATGTAAACTCTTAGATTAGAAGGTAATATGCTACCTCCTGATTCAAACGGATCTACTCCAAGTATGAACTGGTTGTTGGTGCCGTCATAAGTTACATAGTCGGTGTCTGGACCGTTAAGCAATTGACCGTTAACTTCCACAATCACAGAACTTAAAGCCGATCCTCTAGCTAACTCACTGAATCCGTTGAGATCAAAACTGCGTGTGCTGCCTTCGTAATAAAATGTTTGGGTATTTACATTTACTAGAGACAGACCCAATGAATCTACATCCAACGATGCTGCTAGACATACGATTTTGATCACATCACCTGCCTGAGGCTTTATTGCAAATTCAACTAAAGTTTTTCCCACAGCATCTATAATATCTGTGCTGTTGCGGAATCCTACATCAACCCGAGATCCATTTAATGTAACAAATACACCACTAGTAACATCATAGCCTGCATTAGTAAGAAATAATCCAGTGGTGCCATCTGCTATATAACTTTGATAATCTAATATACCAAGACCGCCAATACCTATGCTTAATATTTCCACTAGTTCACCTATTGCTGGTGCTGAAATAAAATTCACAGTTGCGGCGGAACGGTCTATAGTGTAATGTTGATTCAACGCTTTTGCAGTGTTATCAACATAAACAAACACTGAGGAATTTTCTAAAACTGTCTGACCTATAGCAAACACAGTGTCTTGACCATTAGAAATAGTAATCTTTGATTGTAACGCAGCTGCTCCGGATGTTTTGTTGTTGTATACTTTTATCGAAACACTGTCTATTACCTGTCCTGGTATATTTTCTTCAGGCGCCGGAATGTTATCTTTGTCAATGAACTTTCCACCTGTAATAGCAATTTCTTCTGCAGTTGCACCGGTGGCAGTGGCATAAGCAGAACTAATAGCTGACAACGATCCGCCGCTGAGTTTGGTATCTAATATGTTATCATCTGTAATTACCACAGATCCGTCGCTGTCTATCGGACGGAAAATAAGGATATCACCATCTTGGGTGCTGAGATACGGCCCTATTAATACCACAGCATTTACCCCATCACCTACAAACGTTGGCATTTCTGCTGCAGGATTAACACCTGTGCTAGAATCTTGTGCCGATGAATAATTTTCATCATCTACACGCACTGTGATGTTTGTGTTTTTACGTTTGATATATATGTTGATTTGCTGCCCAGCTGCTGGTATATATGGTAACGTCACCGAGACGGTGCTGCCGTCCGCTACATGGTAATAATCTGAACTGAGCTCTACTGAATCCCAACTATCAGTAAACCAAGGTAGCGCATCCCAACCACCAGTGACATCGAATGTAGTGCCTTGTATTCTTACGCCACCAAAGTCAATACCAGTCATGAGTTGGTTTAGTTCCTTGCCTATCATGCCTGTTTTTGGGTTATAGGACTTTTCTATTCTATTCACAGCATCTAATAACAAAATGTTCTTGTCATAGATCACTGTGATTTCATCATTTATAGTTGGTGCAGTATTAAATGTCAGTTTTCCACGAAGTAAATTATAACCACCTGTGGGTTGATAATACAGAGATATCTGATAGTCACTAGCCAACACAACCTGTGTTTTTTGTGTGGCAGATATTTTTCTAGTTACCTTGATTCGAGTTTTATCATTAGTTGGTGCATAATTTAAAAAGAATACAGCACTACTACCGCCGGCAATGAATGTCTGTGTCTGCGAAAAATTTTCATAGATGCCGTTGGCCGAGAGTCTATCAAATTTCAAAGCGACATCAAACATACGCACTTGAGAATTTCCTATGATTGCAGTGGCTTTGGCCTGTACAGCAGTAGATGGATTTCCTCCTACCAATGTCACTGTTGGTGCTTTAAGATATCCTGAACCCTGAGTTAACATCTGTATGCCCGACACTCTACCATTTGAAATAAATGCTCTAGCGGTGGCACCAATTCCATCTCCTTCTATCAACACCCTAGGTGGAGTTAAGTATTCTGTGCCCTGCTGATATACCTCTATAGCTGTGACTGCGTAGCCTTTATTATCTGCCCACCATTTCCACGGATACTGTGATATTTCTGTTGATGATGCATTAACAGGATTAGCACGGCCGTCAAAGATTGAATATGACGGTGGAAGATCAAAATCAACCGCCGACGATGCATATGTTTCTGGTTGGTCATAACGGCTGATATACTCTCTAACTGTGGTTCTAAATGGTTTAACTTCGTTGATGTATTCTTGATAACTTGATAGATTATCATTTTTGTAATTTGGCGGGCTTGCTAGTGTGCCAATATTATGGGTGGCATTTAGGAAACTGGTTTTGAACACCCAATCCACATACTGCTGTTCGCTGAACACATGTCGTATCGAAGCAAAAAACAATTTGTTCCATTCTACTGCGTAATCTCCTACAAAAATATTTTCTTTTACTGCTGCAAAAATATTTCTAAGTTCTTGCGAATTTTCTATGTCATAGGTTGTAGTGTCAAATGGTTGTGTATTATCGAACCCGACTCCAGTTACACCAGTGTCGTACAATGAAGAATTTATTTGTATTGTACCGTTTTGTCTACCAACTAGTAGATACTTGTCTAAAAATGTTTGACCTATTTCTTGAGTTTTTTGGAATTTAGCCCATCCGCCTGCAGCATATTCTTTGACTTTGATAATGTCACCGATCATTACAAGGCTATCTATGACCTCATAAATGTTAGAATATTCTTTAACAACACGTAGATTATCACTGTATCCTGGTCTAACCCAATCTACTTTATTCCAGTATGCTGTTGTGTCAAACGCTTGTGATCTACTACGGAAATATGTCTTGCGTAAATCATCCCAAGAATAAATGCTCCAGAAATTATTCAGCGTTGCATCATTGTTTACTAACACAGAAAAATATCTCACCTCGACCTTGATCACACTGTATTTTTTACCACGATTGGTAACTACCACAGCTATTACTCTGCCTTGTCCATCAATGTGACATACTGCTGTGGCATTCAATCCATCACCGGTGATGATCACCGGGGGACCAATATAAATTCCAGGTTGTTCTTGATCGAATAATTCTTTAGGCTTGTATCCATATCCCGGATCTATTATATCTATTGTGTCTAATTCACCGTTGATTAAATTACCACGCAATACAGCACGTTTGGTATTGGTTGTTCCCACTGTCTGTAGATCTATTTCAGTGTCTACTGCAATGTCATAAAGATTCAATTTATCACTAGGAGCTGTATCAACTTTATTTAAATTAGTATATTCTATGATTTCTGCAAAAGTTTCATTTAGTAATATATCATTGATGTATTCTATAACGATTTGTAATGCTAACAATCTGTCGACAAACATGGTCTGTCGAGGTCTATATTGTATACCGTATTTTTGTTTAGCTGGAAGATCGATATCAGGAATTTTATTTCCTGCGATATCCGAACCAACAAGACTGTCAATCCATTTGTTTTCTAATTTCGGAGATGGTAAATTATCAGCCACTCCTTCTGTAAGCAATTGGTATTCGTTGTGAATTGGTCTCGGTGATTCCAAGCTGTTGTTAATTTGTAGATTCAACAACGCTGTATCAGACTGCATGATTGTTTTAAAATTATATGTGAGAAATTTATTGGATTCTATCAACGCAACAAAAGCTAGATTCGATCCTGCTGGATTTGCAATTAATCCGGCCACCTCAGCAGCTGATTTTGTTCTGTCTGGCATATTGCTGGGTGTGACGGCTTTGCTTCTTACCCAATAATAATATAATGTTTCTGAGACAAGTCCAGTAGTTGGGCTAAAGAAAAATTTCACACTGTAAACATCATTGTTGGGATATAATGGTTGCCCGCTAACTCCTTGAGCCAGTCCTGCATTAGTGTCTGCCAACGCTGCCCATTCATTAGGTAACAACACCGTCTCAACCCATTCATACACATCTATACTCGAACCCAACACCTGTTGATTCCAATTTCCTGTTTTATAAGCAGAATCTTTTTGTTCTGCATATTGAAATTTTGCAGTGCTGGTATTCCACCATAATTTTCCTACATTTTTTTCTAACCAGTTTATAGTTGTATCCACTACCACTTCATCCGTGCCTACTGAATACACCGCAGGATCGTATGGTGTTTTATACTTGATTTCTTGCTCAGCTATATTAAGAATTTTTCCTCTAGCTGCATCGACGAAATCTATGTCTTGTATTTTTACATTGTTTACATTGTCATAAAGTTCAATTTTTTTAATTTTTCTTAAATCTACCAATG